AGTCATAATCGCATAATGAGCATTCCTAAGCACATATTCCACTTTATTGTCCGTCTTTTCCATAAGTATCAATACCTCCTAAATATTGAATTCATATGCTTTCAGATACATATCTTCTGATTTCAGGAACTCCCCATAAGATTCATAAGGGAGATTCCTTTCTTTCAGCAGTTCTTTCACACGCCGTTCCAATTCCAAGTCCTTCCTATAGCTGTATACCTCCACCGTCACCGCATAACCGTCCGCATAGACCACATCATCCGCCATAAAAACATTATCCTCATCCGCATAGTACAAAATATACGGAAGCCTGGGTGCCTGCCCTACCGCCCATTGAAGATACGCGACCGGTAACCCTAACGTCTTTAATAACTCCTTTAATTCCGGCAGTGTCATCCTTCAAGCCTCCTCTCTACCTCAGCGATATATTCCGCCGCACATTCCTGTTCTACCTTCTCAATATGCGGATACGCAGGCGACTCTCCAACCTTTCTTCCCCCGCGCCTTAAGGCATGCCCCTTCTCCAGCAAATGAGTCAGGCGGTAAGTCTTGCCCTTCTGATGGATGATAATTCCCCTCCTGTCTGCCGTCCTGCCCCAGTTCTTCCGGTATTTCCCGGTCCGTTTCGGACTCTCGGCCTGCAGCCTTTCAACCGCCTTAACCGATACGGCGTCGGCAGTATCAAAGACCGTTTCCTTCACCTCATCCGTATACTCTCTCAACTGCCTATGGATCTCTGCCGCCAGCTGCTCCGCTTCTATCCACTGTCCCATCTTCGCATTCCTTTCTGCCGCCAAGAAGCTCCGAACACGTCAATTCCAGTTCTTCCATGCTGATCTCATAAGTTTTCACGATCCTCAGCCGCTTCCCATGAAATACAACCTCATTCTCCCCGCTGTACTCATACGGGTGGATGATCAGAATCTCCGATATCCGTATATCATTCTGCCCGGCCAGGTAGAACTCCTGTCTGGAAACCGGGCGGCGGACACAGCAGACCATGGTCTCCTCCCGGACCGGTACCTGCTGCCCTAGCTCATCCTCCTGAAATCCGCCCGCGCTCAGAAGGGTCACTTCTTCATCCCAGGTCATCTGCTTCATCTGCTCTCCCCGCTTTCTGTATGATCAGGTTTTTCAACCGGAATTGAATGCTTCTCGGTGTCGCCCCGTCCTCCGGGTGGCTGTACTTCCACGCGGCCCAGTCGAGTACAAACAGAACATGATCCGGCCGCCCGCTGTCCAGTTTGATCCCATGCGTATGGTCGCAATCCGAGACGATCCCGTCTATGACGGCATTCAAAACGGCATCCCTGCTTCCCGCAGAGATGCCTAACCTGGCCTTCAATAATGGCAAGATACATTCCTTCATAACTGTGCTCCTATTTTTCTTCCTTGATCTTCTCAATCAATGGCTTCCCAATCTTATTGGCATCCGTGGACAGCTCCTTAATACGTGCCGGTGATCTCTTGCCTTCATATTCATCCCCGACTTCGTAAATACGGTCATTGTCCTGCAGGTCACGGAACTTATGGATCACTCTGTATTTCATGCTATGCCCCCTCTACCTGTCCGGCTTCATTCCTGTAAGTAATATAGAATCCCGCGTCGGTATCCGTCGTTTTGACGTCATACCGCACGATTCCGGCCAGAAGCTTGCCGTAGATCTGGTTATCTACCCACTCGACACTGGTACGTTTACGGTCAAAAAAGGTTACAAAAGATTTTGCGTCACCTACAAATCCGACCAGGTCGCCTTTTGCCGTTCCGATCAGATCATCATCCAGGACCACAACCTCACGCCCTAAGATCATCTTCCCGCTCGATGCGGTAATCGAATCCTGCATCAGATACCGCCCGTTCTTGTCTTTCAGCTTATCCCACTCGGAATACAAGGAAGAAGAGACGATAAATTTCACCGGATAAACCTTCTTGATCTCCTTATTCACAAGATCCTTCACACCGTCGATCCCGGTCACCTCTTTGGCAGGCGCGGTCTTTAACTTCGCGGCAATGTCCGCATTGGACGTATTCAAGGACTGGGAGTTAATCTCATCCCGGATCAGGCCGGTCACATCATAATTGGCATCGTCGATCATCTCCTGGGAAATCGGGATGTAACCCCTTCTCGTTGCGATCTTATAATCAATCTCCTTAATGACCGGATTCGCCAGCTTCGGATTCGCCGCAAGCTCCTCAACCGTATTCATCTTACCGTTCGATTTGGAGATCACCGGGTACTTCCCGTTGGCGCTGTTTACAGACACCACTTTCACGTAATTTCTCAGATCCACCTCTTCTTCCGGCTTCTTCTGCGGCGCTAACAGCTCCTCCGGGATCAGCGCGCCGCCTTCTACCGAAGTGAAACCATCCCTCAACTGGCCTTTCGACCTGACGAACTCATTGATCCCATCCCTGATCTCAGCAAGTTCTTCTCCTTCTTTATTCCTCATACCCGCACTCCTTCTCTGAGGTTCCTTTTCATTTAATTTCCTTAACTCCTCTTTCAATCCCGCAAGCTCATCCTCTGCCTTACTGCGCGCTACTTCGTGCGCTTTCCGTTCTTTGGTGAACTTCTCCACCTCATCCTCCACCGCTTTGCGCTCTTCATCGGTCTTCGCCTCCCCGATGGACGTTTCCAATTCCTTCTCCCTTGTCTCAAACTCCCCGTCTTTCGCTCTCAGCTCACCTAATCTCTTTTCTGCTGCCTCGATATTTTTTGCCAGCATGATCTGTCTTAATGCCATTACTTACATCCTCCTTTTAATCTGCTTGTGATATCATGTTTCCATTGCTCCGCCTGCTTCTCGCGGTACTGCTCCACTTCCCGGTGCCTTGCCTGTACCCCGGTGTCTTCATAAGCCGGGAACGTACACACAGACACTTCATGAAGGTCTACCTTCTTCAGCGTCCATTTCACCGTGCCGTCATCCCGCCATTCCGTCTCTTCATCCAGGATATTGAACCCGAACGAACACTGGTCTACATCGCCCCTCTTGACGCGCTCGTACAGGTTGACCGCGTCCAGATCCTTCTCGTTAATGCTGATCTCACCCCATAATCCCCGGGAATCCTTCGTCAGTTTCAGCGTTCCGGACTTATTTCTCCCTAACACCAGCGTCGCATCATGGTTCGTAAGGGCACGGATGTCATTGCTTAACGTGCTGTCAAATGCTTCCTGGGAAATGGACTCATAAGCACCCGGCCACAATTCTGTCTCAGAATCAAATACCGCGAAATACCCGGCAATCACCTTCTGGCCTTCCGTATCCTCCCTGGTCTCAAATTCCGTCAACCGCGTCCTTCTCTGGTTCTCCTTCTGTCTGGTCTCCACTACTTCTCACCACCTTTCAATTTATTCTGTTTGCTAAGGTCTTCCTGCAGCAGGAAGTTCTCAAGCACCAGGAGTTCTTCCATCTCATCATCCGGATCCATGCCGACCCAATCCCGAAGCTCATTCCGGCGCATGGAATTCAGCTTGATCATACTTGTGCCTGCACTTACCATATCTGTCAGGTTGTATGCATAGAGACTCCTCGGATTCAACTTAAAATACCAGTCTGGCGAATAGAGCAGATCTCGGGTCAATGTCTGTGAAATGATCTGTGCGATCCCCATGATCCGGGTATCAACAAAGTTGTTATATTCATCCTTATCGAATTTCCCTACCCCGAGAAAAAAAGCCGGAATCCCTATAATACCCGCCACCGTCCTTTTGTCGATCTCCACCGATGGATTGATAGCAATGTCCTGAAGCGACAAGGGCTTTACCGACTGCACCTCTAACAAATCGGCAGGAATTACCCAGGGTTCCCCCGGTTTCGCTTCACCCAAATATTTCTTCTTGATCTGCTCCCTTCCTACCTCACTCGCCAGCTCTTCATTCATCGCATCAACCCTGATGATGATGTTCGGCATGTATTGACCCGTCATAAAACTGCTTTTTGTCTTATTTGCCTGCTTTAAGTTCTGGATCAAATCCCTGAGTACAATCCTGTAGCCCGTCCCCTTCCACGGATAGACCGGCGAGGGGTTCATTGCAAAATGAATGATCTCATCCGGTGTATAGACCCTTCCGCCGTAATTGACAGAATATTCCTCCCCCGTCTCATCGTAGTTGTAACCTACGTTCTGCATCTCCAGCGGCCTCAATTCATCGATCAGTCCATCCCTCATTACCGGATATACAATCGAGTTACCGTCGCCATGCAGCAGGAGATCACTGACGATCTTATAGATCCACGTCTTCCGGGTCATATACCTGCATGGATTCACGTCAATCTTCCGGGATAATTCATTCTTGATCCGTTTGTCTCCTTTCTCCGTATTCTCCATCAGGTGGATCGTCATATTGCTCACCAGGTCCGCAATCTTATCTACCGCAATCCTTACTTCCGGATTCTCCGACATCCTCACATAACCAGACGGAAGAATGAAATCGGCAAATGTAGCCCCTTTATATACGACCACTTCCTTGCCGGTACCTGATTCTGACCGAACCTTTTCTTTTTTCTTTTTCTTCGGCATTTAATCACCTCCCCTGTGCAGCCACTTGTTACCAATATCTCCCAATGCCATATCATCTAACATCTGACAGCAGCTAAATACCCCGGCGTCAAACAAGTCGATCCTCTGTACCCCGCCGTCGCCGTCTACTTTCTCATACTGGATCATATCGTCCGTCTTCTCTATTGCACGGACGTTCTGCACACAATACTCGAAAGCATCCGAATGCAGGTAATAGAACTTCTTATTCTTCACCTTTACTTCAATACGCCGGAATCCTTCCGACTTCACATAGAAATACTGCGGCTGATCTTTGATGCGGAAACCTGCTCTTTTCATTTTCAAGAAGAACTCTCTGCCGAATTTCTTATCAAATCCCACCAGCTTTATCTTGAATCCCATCTGCTTCATGGATATAAACCATTTGACGATATCATCCGGCAGAACCGTCGCTGTATTGCTCATAGTCAGCCATCCGTCCTCTTCCCATCCAAACAGAGGAATATTGTCTTCATCACTCTTCTTGACCGCTGCTGCCTTCGGGAAGAACGCGTGTGTGATGCAGATATCCACATCCTTATAGGTTCCATACAGGGCGCCCGCGGTAAGATCGTGCAGCTTCGACAGATCCGCGCCCCCATACCACGAAATCGGGAGCTTCGCCAACTGCTCCAGTATCCAGTCATATTGCTGGTCGGATGCCCGGAACTCTTCAATCTCAAAATACGCACTCAGTGCATTGGTAAATATGTTCAGCGTCTTGTTCAGGTACTCTGTCCGAAGCTGTGGCTCGCTCATTGCCTGATCCGCATCATCTAAGAGATCCCCCAGAGTAACAGTTGTCCCGATCGACGGCGTACACATCTGCAATACTTCCGGATCATTCAGTGCGGCAATTTCACCTTTCCTGTTGATGATGTTGCCTTCCGTATCTTGATCCGCTTTGCAGATAAAGATAAAATAAGAGTCATACGCCTTTTCTTTGACTGTGCCGTTTAAGACTCCCTGCAACGTCTTGATCCTGTTTGCCAGGAATCCGTTCGGGATATCACCGGCCGTAGAAATACCGATCAGAAGCTTGTTGCGGTATGCCTTCATGGCATTCTTCATCAGTGTGTATTTCTTTGCCCCCGCCCTTTTCCAGGAATGCAGCTCATCCAGGATCAGACAGTTACAGTTTAGGGAATCCAGCTTATCTTCCTGGTTCGCGATCGCATAGATATCCGCTGTCCCATCTCCAAAATCAATGCTGATGGAATGCTCCTGGTTATTATCCCGGATGCGGAGTTTCTTCACATCATCCTGCATCACCTGCACATTGTCACGCAGGAATCCGAAGCTCTCCATTGTCTGTTTCACAGAATTCGCTACGATATAAGTAACCGCGCCGGACTCCCGGTCCAGGATGCTCTTGGCTTCGGCAAGCGCCGCGCTGAACGATGTCTTCCCCTGCTTCCTGGGTAAAAAAATAAGCGCTTCATTAAAGCGCCGGATATTCGTCCCCTTTCGGAAGAAACCAAACAGATTCACACAGATAAACTTCTGCCAGTCTGTAAGATACATGGGTGTACCCTTAAGACTCCTGCCCTTGGCGTCTTCGCCGCGTACATGGTGGACCGTACCTTCTATCAGGCCAATCACAAAATCAAACTGATCCTGCCGGAAATCCAGATCCCTGCGCTTCAGATCGTCAAGAAACCTCTGGCAGGCAAGAACCCGGTCTTTATTCGCCAGGACTTTCCCAGCGGCAATCTTTCTGGCATACGTGACTGCCGTATCAAAATGCGGAGATGTTATCTTGGATACATTCATGTGATCACTTCTTCTGATTCTCTAAAAATACCGCAAAGGCAGACTTCTCTTTCTTTGGCTGTTCAATCTCCGCATTGTAGGTTTTTGCATTCAGCATCAGCCGGTCCGAATATGTCCCGATGTCCTTCCTGAGATTCTCAAGGCTTGCCAAAATCGGCGACTTTTTTCCACTGCTTTTCTCAGTCTCCACCATTGCCTCGAAGTCCTCTTCTTCAAACTTTCTGCTCAGGATGTTATACTGATAGAGCATATCCGCATAGACCTCAATCACTTGATTATACTGGATTTTGTAGGTTCCAAGCTGCTGCATGTAATTGATAGTACGTTTCTTGATGCTGTCTCTGTTGGGTACGCTTTTCGCCAATTTGGCTCACCTCTTTTCCGGGGAAAAAATTTTTTCAGGATCCCTCGCTATTGGAAAGAGCCCTCTCCCCCGATTCTCAA